GAGGTATACAATGCCAGGGACCTACACTAAACATCACACCATATGTTACAGGTAGTGCATCTGCTACTAAACCTTACGAGCCTTATTATTACGATCCTGTTTATGATATGCGGGATCTTGATGAAGATGGTGCCCCTGATAGTCCTGGCTCTATTCTTTACACTGTTCCTGTAAGAACAGGACAGAAAGATAACTACAACTTAGGTGTAGGTTTCTCTGCTACATGGTCCAAACCTCTTGATAAAAAACTACAGGATCAATGTAAAGAAGCAGCACAAGCAAACATCGAACTGATGAAGCAAACAACTGCTAACAAGAGATTAGATTTTGAGATTGCCAGACTAAAGAATTGTGGAGAATTGATAAAGCAAGGTATTCAATTCCATCCTCGCTCTCCTTATTATAAAGTATGTGCTGATGTCGTAGTAAATAATCCTCCAGGACATACACATCCACACGTTCATGCTATCCCTTCGGTTTCAAGGTCCTCCTCAACTCCCGAATCGCGTGTGAGCGTTCGCGCTGAAGATCTTGGCGGTCCCTTACAGACAACACCTCAGGTTGCTTCCCCCTGATCTTAGCAATCTTCTTCATCACCTTCTTGACTGTTGGTTTGACAACTTTTAGTAGGATGTCTGCCAACGGTTTTGCTAATAGTGCTGATGCTGTTGCTACCACAGCAATACTTGCGGTTGTCATCACGACACCAGCACTGGGAGCACCAGCAATGATTTGTTCTGGTAGTGGGACTTTTTCTGTAATCTGGACACACTCATTACCAATCAGTTTATACTCAGTAACTTTCTTTCTAAATCCTTCAATGTATGTTCCTACAGGTTCTTTTGCCTGTTGTGCTGGTGTAGGACAATCGATCTTAGCAGTGGTAGGTGTTGCTGCTGGTGGTAGTTCTACCTGTCCTGGTGGTTCTGGTTCTTTCTTTTGTCTGGTATCAACACCAGCAGGAACAGTAGGAACTATCTGGTTAGGTTCAAAATTAATAGGATTATAACTGGGAACACCACTATCGCAATATGTGACTAATCCTCTGTCGTCATCACTTCCGACAGTTTTAGATTTGTTGTTCGCTTCGTGGGCTTCGACACAACCAGGCACGTCAACGATAGGCACACCAATATTTACCACTACAGGGGGTGCAGCAGGGATTGTAGGTGGAGTAGTGTTAATAGTATCTGGAATATCAATCTCCCGAATATCAATATTGGGAGAAGTAATAATAGGGATATCCATTAGCAATCATTAAATACTTGACCAACCTCAGACCCAATAGCAGACCCAGCTTTTTGTCCTAGAAGCAGTGCCCAACCACCTGCTAACCAACCCACGTAGGGGATACCAGACAGTGCAGGGACTGCTACGCCAGCAGCAATAGCACTACCTGCCATCGCACCTTGTGACCGTGCTCCAGCGTCCGCCACTATGCACTCTACGTCTTTTACAGACTTTCCCTCTTCTGTAGTCGCACCTCCTAGGTTTCTGCTACCTTCTCTGGTGTATTCATCACGACGAAACTCACGACGACGCTCAGTGCCGCCACCAAAAAGACCTCTCTTCTCTTGGTTGAGGTCAAGAGATCTTTCAGACTCTAATACTTTAGGATCATCTGCACGATACTCAATCTCATATCCATCCTTACCTGCTTTGATTCGGTAGGATGAATATGGACCACGGGGAATATTAATTGTAGGTATTTGCTGGACCCTCTCTTGTGGTCTGAGCACATATCCTAGAAGTCCAATGTGAGAAATGCCAACCAGAGCACCTAATGCCAACGCAGCAATCTTAATTGGCGATTTTTTCTTTGTTGGTGTTTCCATTGGCGTTTCGGTCTTTTTCATTGTTAGAAGGGGAGAGCGGGTCCTGTCGTCTTAGGAAGGGACGAACCACCTTCTGGAAGAGCAGGTCCAGTTACCTCAGGCATCTTCGGCATAGCAGCATCCAGCATACCAGGGAGAGCAGCAGTGACTGCTTCCGTTGCTGCTTTAGCAGCAGCACTCTTTGCTTGATCAATCAGGGCATCCTTATTGAGAAGGAGATAACCAGCACCACCAATCAAGGCAGCACTGGTTAGACCTGACAGCAAAGCGATAACATTAATCAGTTTTTGCATCTTTCTTTGGCTCAATGGCAGAAACAACTTCGGGTTCTTTCTTCGCTACTGGTTTTACATTTCCATTACCTCCACCAGATTTGGCAGGAGACAATCCGAAGGCAGCTAGCGATCCAGAAAACACGGATGCGATAAAGGTAGGGTCAAAGTCTAGGATCTTCTGACCGTTTGGTAGTCTTACGTAGCTAAACGTTAGGAGAGAAGCAGACCAAATAAGGACAACAACTTTCACCAAATTACCAAGGACTTCACTTTTATCTTCATCGTGGTCTTTCTCTTCTACTTTAGCTTTGGATTTTCCAAGCATGAGTATAGAGCAAGGCAATACTATTTATTACCTTCAAATAATTTGATAAAATATTCGGCATCCACCACAACTAAAGGTTTCTTTCTATTCTTCTTCATGACTACGATAGGTTCATAGTCACCACAGTTTGCTACCGCTTGTTCGTAGGCATCCCAGACATTAAGTCTCTCAACATTCTTACACTCAATACTGTGAGGGAACTTCTCCCTAGCAGCACGTGCCATGATGAGATCTTCTCCCCCTGCACCCATAGATCGAGACTCGACATCCTCGGGGTGGACATCTAGAATCTCGATCAACATCTGGCGGACCCACTTCTGTAGATTCCTACCTTTAGCTTTAGCACTCTGTGTTTTCATTAGAATTATTCGTCTTCATATAGCTGTCCACGCTCTCTAATCCCACGGATCTGGTATTTCATTTTTAATGCTTGTAGCATCCATGCTTCTGCCAGACTTTGTGGACCTAGGTTTAACAGGGTCCACTCTCTGTCTGTTAGATCGGGATCTCGGATTGCTCTCGCCTTCCAGCCACTCCCAAAATCTTTTGTCATAGTTTAAAACCAGCGAACGTATCTTTCTTAACATCCTGCTTGATCCCTCCAATAACATAAGATTCAACTTCAGTCTCCTGAGGAGCAACCTGTAAACCCTTGGATGACAACCAGTGCTCAGTCCATGGTAGCGGGTTGTTGTTAGCAGGAACATCGAAGATTGGTTTGAGTCCGATAGACTTCATTCGACGGTTGGCAGTCCATTCAACATACTTCTGAAGAAGTTTAGCATTGAGACCGATGATAGAACCATCTTTGAATAGATAGTCTGCCCAAACTTTTTCTTCTTCGACACACTGTTTGAACATTTCAACGATGTTGTCCTGTTCTTCTTTAGCGATTTGGACGACATCAGGATCGTCACCCTCTCTCCACTTATTTAGGATGTTTTGGGTGATTGTCATGTGTTGACTTTCGTCTCGGGCAATGAGTCCGATGACTTTGGCAGATCCTTCCAGGAGTTTAAGTTCGCCAAAGGCGAAAGAACATGCAAACGAGACGTAGAATCTAATTCCTTCAAGAATGTAGACATTAGCAACCGCTCGGTAGAGTTTTCTCTTAAGTTCATATAGAGTATCTTGTGCTGCTGGTACTTGATCTAAAGCATGTTCCCATTGGTTGCCAGCACCCCACTCCTGTGCTGCTTGTAGGAACTCATCATAAGCATGAGTAACAGATTGTGCCCGTGAGAGGATCTTCTCGTCGTCTAGGATCTTGTCAAAGACCTCAGATGGGTCAGCATATACATTCTTAATGATGTGGGTGTAGGAACGACTGTGGACCATCTCCATGGTCTGCCAGATGTTCATGGCACCTTCTAGTTCAGGGAGTGAACAGTAAGGCATAAAAGCCATCCCAGGACCACGCCCTTGTACAGAATCCAAGAGGATTTGGTACTTAAGGTTACTAGTGAAGATGTGCTTTTGTGCTGCATTAAGTGTCTGATAGTCGGCACGATCTTTCTGTAGTGATACTTCTTCTGGACGCCAAAAATAACCTAGTTGCTGCTGAGTAAGCTTATCGAATACAGGATACTTAAACTTATCATATCTCTGGACACCAAGAGGTGGTCCAAAGAACATTTTTTGCTTGGTGCCATCAACAATGCTAGTATTAAATACCGTCATTCCTTTTGGTCTCTTTGGTTCGCTTACTCTAAAGTTAGCAACTGTCACGATTTCGGTCCTCCCATTGGGTTAGTGCTGGTTTTAGTTCTGATTTGACCCTGTTGTATGTAATTACATTGAACAAGGATTTCTTTTGTCCCCTAGCGATAAGTCGCTCAATTCTATGCTTCCCGTCCGCTAATCTATATGGTAAATTAAATGGATTTGGGCAGTCTTTTATTAGAATACCAGGGAATGATGGATCACAATTAATATATCGTTCTCCATCACAACATATACAGTTCTCACGACGTTGGTCAAGTGGATAATCCATTCCCTTAAAGGCAATGTCCTCAAAGTTTACCACTTCTTGGAACTCAACCATCATCAATAATGTATTAACTTCTATTGTAAAATCGAGACTTGAGATCTCATGGAGTCTCCAGTCCCCATAAGGAGACTGGATAGCATCATGGGTTCCAAGATCAGATTTTACAGGAGTCACAGTCCTCCTCTTCTGCTTGAAGGATGTCTTGAAGAAGATCTTCGATGCTTTGTCGCTTCTCTTCTGTCACTTCATCCGTCTTGCTGTCGTAGGTGTTTTGGTAGTAAGAAGTCTTCCAACCGTACTTGTATGTAGTCAAGAAATCTTGTGCCATGACGGACACAGGAACCTCATTATCAGGATAATTTTCAGGATTGTAAGACCAGTTCCCACTGATAGCCTGGTCGAAGAACTTCTGCATCACAGCGACTACATTAATATATCCTTCGTTAGACTTCATGTCCCATAAGAGAGTGTAATTGTTTTTCAGGGTAGAAAACTGTGGAACCACCTGCTTAAGCGGTCCTTTTTTCGACTTCTTAACGGACAGGAAGTCACGGGGAGGTTCGATTCCATTGGTTTCGTTTGACACAACGGAACTGCTCTCCGATGGCATCTGTGCGGACAACGTGCTGTGTCTGAGTCCATGCTGCTGGATAGATAACCTAAGAGATGTCCAGTCATGCTTCAGTTCGTTGGGGACGATTTCATCGACATCGACTTTATAAGTGTCGATTGGGAGGATACCGTCTGAATACTTCGTTCGATCGAAATAAGTACACTTGCCTTTCTCTTGGGCGATGGTGTTACTTGACTTGAGCAAATAGAACTGGAAAGATTCAGTGAGGTCGTGGACGAGTTTCCATGCTGCTGGGTCATCGTACTTTACTCCGTTACGTGCTAGATAGTGGGCAAGACCGATATAACCAATACCAAGAGAACGACGTGCCTTGGTGCTCACTTCTGCCGCTGTGATGGGATAGTTCTGATAGTCAATCAGTTCTTCCAAACCACGAACAGCAAGATCACAAAGCTCCTCTAGGTCATCGAGGTGCTTTAGTTTACCAACGTTGATAGCAGAGAGAATACACAGAGCAATCTCACCATGACCATCAATGTGTTGGAGTGGTGTAGTAGGAAGAGTAATCTCTTGACAGAGGTTACTCATGTTTACCTTATCTTTGAAGGAAGAGTGAAAGTTACAGTGGTCAATGTTCATGATATAAACACGACCAGTCTCAGCACGTTCCTTCAGTAGGTCAAGAATCAGTTCCTGGGCACCGATTGTCTTTCTAGGGATTGAATCGTCTGATTCGTAACGTGTGTAGAGATCGTCAAAGCTACCAGTCCCGAAAGCGTCGTAAAGACCAGGGACATCATGAGGACTGAAAAGTGAAATCTCCTCATTTCCGATAAAACGCTCGTAAAATAGTTTGCTGATCTGGATGCTGTAGTCGAGTTTTCGTACACGATTGTCCTCCGTTCCTTTGTTGTTCTTGAGGACCAGAATATCCTCTATTTCTTGGTGCCAGATTGGGAAGTGGACAGTTGCCGATCCACCTCGTATGCCATTTTGAGTGCAGCATCGGACAGT